GTAGAGATCAACTGAATCAGGACTACTTACTCAAGAAGTACGAGCTTGAGTTAAAGTATCAAACACAGATTGACTCGGCACAGATTGTGGCGATGCAAGCTGTGGACAGAGAGGCTGTGAAGCAGCAAGGTCAGTTGCAAGCGCAAGTGATGCAAGCTGTTCAAGCGGCACAGCAACCCATCAACCCACAAGGAATGGTCTATTAAGTGAGTAATGAAGAAGCCGTAAGAAAAGGGAAGAAGGCTGAGAGTCTGATACAGGACGAAGCCTTCTCAGCAGCTTTGCTGCAAATGGAGAACGATGCCGTTTGGCTTTGGAAAAGTACGAAGCCAGAGGACAGCGTGAAAAGAGAGAGTGCGTGGCACATGGTTCAAGCCATTGAGCAGTTCCGTTTACAGATCAACAAGATCATGGACAACGGCAAAGTGGCTCAAAGAAACATTGACCGCGCTCAGAAATCACAATAAGGAATCTTGGAAATGCAAGGAAATATCGCCAATCCTTCGGGAAGCGTCCAAACAGGACCAATGACATTGACTGATGCAGTCGGTGTTCTCGACCAAATGTTGCTGCCTATTGAGGGAGAACAGCCAGCAGAGGAAGAGACGCAGTTAACTGATGGCGATGAGCCAGAAGTTGCGGCTTCAGAGGAAGAATCATTAGAAACGCAAGACGAAGAGTCTAATGAAGAAACCAATGAGGAACAGTCCGAAGAAACTGAAGAATCTGATGAAGAAGAACAGCCACAGGTCTACACCGTCAAGGTTGACGGTAAAGAGATTGAGGTGACGCTGGACGAACTTCAGAAGGGTTATTCAAGGACTCAGGACTACACACGAAAGACGCAACAGATCGCTGAAAGCCGCAAAGCGGTTGAAGCTGAAGCTGCTGCGATTCGTGCCGAGCGTGAACAGTACGCTCAATTGTTGGGAGCATTGCAACAGCAGCTTGAGTCTGCTGCCGAGCCACAAGTCGATTTGGAGCGTCTTTATAACGAAGACCCTATCGAGTGGGTTCGTCAGCGAGAGTTGTTGCGTGACAAGCAAGAAAAACTCGCAGCCATTCAGTCTGAACAGCAGCGACTTTCTCAATTGACACAGCAACAACGCATGGAAGAGATGAAAGCCAAACTTGCTCAAGAGCAAGAGGCATTAGTCGCTGCGATACCTGAATGGAAAGATTCCAAGAAGGCTAAAGCAGAAAAAGCCATGTTGATTGAGTTCGGTCAAAAGGTCGGTTACTCAGAAGAAGAACTCAAGAATGTGTTTGACCATCGTGCCGTTTTGACTCTGCGTAAAGCAGCGTTGTACGACCAGATGATGTCCAAGCGTGGACAGATCAAACCAGTTGTGAACAATGGTCCTCGACCTGCCAAGCCTAGTGCAGCGGGTAGAGTCTCTCCAACAAATGAAGCTACACGCGCAAAACAGCGTCTTGCAAAAACTGGTCGCGTTGATGACGCGGCTTCCGCAATTGCACTTCTTTTGAAATGAGGCACTTAAATGGCTATCGTAACTAACACCTTTACCACCTTTGATGCCAAAGGCATCCGTGAAGACCTGTCAAATGTCATCACAAACATCGCTCCTGAAGAAACCCCCTTCATGAGCAACATTGGTCGCGAGTCGATCAGCAACTCTTTGTATGAGTGGCAGACTGACACATTGGCTGCTGCCGCTGCTAACAAGCAGTTGGAAGGCGATGATGTGACATCGTTTGACGCTGTGACTGCAACTGTGCGTATGCAAAACTACGCTCAGATCAGCCGCAAGACCATCGTTTTGTCAGCAACTGAAGAAGTGGTGAACAAAGCTGGTCGCCGTAGCGAATTGGCTTACCAAATCGCCAAGCGTGGCGCTGAGTTGAAGCGTGACCAAGAATTCACCATGTTGAATGGTGCAATCGCTGCTGCTGGTAACACCACAACTGCTCGTGGTACTGCCTCGTTGGGCGCATTCGTTAAGACTAACTACGATATGCAAACCAACGGTGCTAACCCCGACTACACCACTTTGCCTAACTCTGCTCGTACAGACGGCAATGTGCGTACCTTCACCGAAACCATCTTGAAGAATGTGATTCAAAAGGTGTGGGCTGCTGGTGGTACACCAAAAATCTTGATGACAGGTCCTGTCAACAAGCAGCGCGTTTCTGGTTTCTCTGGCATCGCTTCTTCACGCTTCAACATTGATGGTGGCGCAAAGCCAGCAACATTGGTCGGCGCTGTTGACATCTATGTTTCAGACTTCGGCAATGTGCAGGTCATCGCTAACCGCTTCCAGCGTGAGCGTGACGCTTGGGTGATCGACCCTGATTACGCTAAGTTGATGACTTTGCGTCCTTACCAACAAGTTGAGTTGGCTAAGACAGGTGACGCTGAGAAGCGTATGCTGATCGTTGAATGGGGTCTGAAAGTGACCGCTGAAAACGCTCACGGCATTGCTGCTGACTTGGTTACTTCCTAATCAAAGCAAGGAGAGGGGAGAGAGAAATCTCTCCCCTTTTTTACATGAACGAAAAGAAACTATTTGATAAAGATGATGTCACAGGCATCACAAAAGTCTGGCACTACGATGCCGAAAAAGATGAAGCAACGATTGAGACGCTGCAAGATGTAGCACCAATCATTGAGATGAATAAGATTGACCAGACACAGTCTGGCAATACAGGTTGGAAGGGTGAATGGCATCATGTTGCCCGTATCCCGCTTTCAATCTATTACAAGCTGAAGGCTGAAGGCAAGCTGGATGATGAAGCCTACATGAAGCGTTGGTTAAACGATTCCGAAAATCGTTTCTTTCGCGTTAAAGAGGGCAATGTATGACAGAGCAAGAAGTCAACTACATTGCGGTCTGTACGCCAGCGCGTGACATGGTTCACGCTAACTACACCTTTTGCTTGGTCAACATGGTCGCGTATCACACGATCAACACACCTGACGCTGTTGCCTTGAAGATCAATCAGGGAACATTGATTCAGAACCAGCGTGCTGACTTGTGCCTTGAAGCAATGCGTGAAAACTGCACCCATGTGCTGTTTGTCGATTCAGACATGACATTCCCGCAGGACATGATTGGTCGTTTGTTGGCTCACAATGAGGACATCGTGGCAACCAATTGTGCGCGTAGGCGTATGCCGACAGGTCCAACTGCTAGGGGCATGAACTCAGAGCTGGTCTACTCGATGCCTGAGTCAACTGGCTTGGAAGAAGTGCAGTCTATTGGCATGGGTGTCATGCTGATCTCACGCAAGGTGTTTGAGTCTTTGAGCGAACCTTGGTTTGAAACACCGTGGCGCACCGATAAGCGTGGCTATATTGGTGAGGATGTTTTCTTCTGTCGCAAAGCGCGTGCTGCTGGCTTTAAAATCTACATAGACCATGACCTCTCGAAAGAGATCGGTCATATTGGCACTTTTGAATTCAAGCACGATCACACTTGGGTGATGCGTGACTTGGAGAAAGCTAAAGAGGCAAGTTGATGGCACTCAGCACATATTCGGAATTAAAGACATCGGTAGCAGATTGGCTGAATCGTTCAGACCTGACTTCTGCTGTGCCTGACTTTATTTCATTGGCTGAAGCGCAGGTCGAGCGCCGACTGCGTACCCGTCAGATGATTGTCAGGGCTACCGCAACCATTGATTCTGAATATAGTGCTGTTCCAGCCGACTTCCTTGAGGCTCGTTCTCTGAAGTTGCAGACCAATCCAATCACGCCAGTTGGCTTTGAGACGATTGACTCTCTGGACAATCTAAGCACTCGCTACACATCTTCTGGCAAGCCTCAGTTCTTTTCAATTGTTGGCGGTCAGATCAGGACTGTGCCGATTGCTGATTCTTCTTACACGGCAGAGCTGGTTTACTACGCGAAGCTGAGTAAGCTGTCTGACAGCAACACGACCAACTGGCTTTTGACCGCTGCTCCTGACATCTATCTTTATGGTGCTTTGATGCAAGCTGCTCCATATCTCAAGGATGATGCGAGAATTGGTACATGGTCGCAAATGTATTTGACAGCGTTGCAAGACCTGCAAACTGCTGATGATCGTGGCTCTACTTCAGGCGGGGCTTTGGTTGCGAGAGCGAGAACTTTAGGATAAAGGAAAGATATGTCATCTTTTAGCAATTACACCGAAAACCTGCTGCTGAATTGGTTGCTCACAACCAACTCTGCAACCCGTCCGACAGCTTGGTATGTTGGACTGTTTACCGCTGCACCATCTGATGCAGGTGGCGGTACTGAGGTAACTGGCAACGGTTATGCGCGTGTGGCTACTGGCACGATCAGCGTGTCTGGTACTGACACCACGGCAACCAACTCTGCTGCAATCGAGTTTGCTGCTGCCTCTGGTGGCAATTGGGGAACAGTTACCCATGCAGCGATCTTTGATGCTTCCACTTCAGGCAATATGCTGGCTTGGGCTGCTTTGACTACATCACGCACCATCAATGATGGCGATGTGTTCCGCATTCCTGCTGGCAGCTTGACAGTCACCCTGACCTAATCATGGCAGCATACGGCTCTGGCTATTACGGCGGGGGCAATTACTCCTACGGGGTAAGCCTCGGGGCTTTTGCCGTATCTTCTGCCAGCACCGTAGCCATCAATGCAAAGCGCGTCTGCATAGGCGCGTTTGCCGTTTCTAGCGCCAGCACAGTTGCTGTTGCAGCCAATGTTGTCAAGTCTGGCGCTTTCTCTGTTTCATCTAGCAGTTCTGTTGCTGTCGCTGGTCAGCGTTTGGCTGACGGTGCTGCTGCTATCTCATCATCTAGTTCTGTCTCTATCGCTGGTCTGCGCTATGCAATAGGTGCAGCAGCAATCAGCGACACAAGCACAGTTGCTGTCAATGGCGTGCGTTATGCCATTGGCGCTTTTGCTTCGACTGATGCCAGCACAGTCGTTATCAATGGCATTCGCGTTGCATTGGCAGAGATGTCAATCCTTGACGCAATGACGATGGTTGTTGGTTCGCAGGTGATTGTGAATCAGGCTGTCACGATTGAGGCATCAAGCGAAGTTGTCATTGATGGCGCTAGAGTTCAAACTGGTTCATTTGCATTTGTTGACTCTTCAACTGTTGTCATCAACGGTGTCAAAAAATGGGAAAATGAGAGCGATACACCTGAGACATGGACTGCACAGCAAGACACATCTGAGGATTGGACAGCGATAGGTGATTCAAGCATTACATGGACTGACGAGTCAGACACTCCTGAAACTTGGACACCGATCTCTGCAAATAGTAAATCATGGCAGATCGCCGCAACGAGGTAAAAAATGGCAGATACCACAACAACCAACATATCGCTGACCAAACCAGAGGTCGGTGCGTCAACTGACACATGGGGTACAAAACTCAACACCAACCTTGATACGCTTGACGGTATCTTCAAGGCTGATGGAACAGGCACATCTGTTGGTCTTAATGTCGGTTCTGGCAAAGTTCTGACAGTTGGCGGCATTGCGTCATTTGCAGATGGCTCTGCATCTGCTCCAACTATTACCAACACAGGAGATACCAACACAGGTATCTTCTTCCCTGCTGCTGATACTGTTGGCATTACTACTGGTGGAACTGAGCGTCTGAGAGTGGATTCTGGTGGCAACATGGGTTTAGGTGTTACGCCTAGTGCTTGGGGTAGTACATGGAAAGCCATTCAAGTTGGCATGGGCGGCTCAATCTTTGCAAGAACCGCAGATCAAAACAGAGTTGGTATTACAGCAAATGCCTTTTTTGATACTGCATTTAAATACATTGGCACAGGACAAGCAACTTTTTATGACCAAGATGATGGCAATCATTACTGGTACAACGCAGCATCAGGCACAGCAGGTAGCGCCATCACCTTTACCCAA